CCTACATTAACAGTACAATGTAATTTTTCTTTCCATCTCGACACATCAATAGGCACAAATTTGTTATTTAAATAAAACATTTTTTGCCTATCTTCGTATCGTTGTACTAGCTGATAAATACATCTAAATACATCTTTGATACCTGTTTCAGCAAATATACGAGCTATTAACTCTACTCTTTGCATAGCTGACTCGGTAGCAGCACTTACAGCACCTGATGTAACATGAGAAGTCAAAACATCAGGATTTAATCCTTGTGTCATTTTAGATACACCTGACCTTTCTTCTCTTACTTGGTCAAGATATTTGACCATTTCAAAAGCATAAGGTTGTACCTGTGGAGTAGGTAATGCTTGTACTGCATTTGGACTTCTCATTCTAACAATCCCACCTGGTCTGCTAGTTAATAAATCATCTAATTCTACTTGTCCTGCTAATACTGCGTATCTTGCATTGTTAGTTAAATACATATTATCTAACAAGTTTCTAACGATTGTAGATTTAATAAGTTGTATATCTTTAACTGTGTCTGCTACAGACATTCCGTAAAACTTATGAGGAATAGGTAAAGGGCAAATAGAAGAAAAAGGAATATAATCTATTTCTACATTTTCTAATATTACATTACCACCTTTAGTAATTTTTCTTAATTCTGCTATTCCATCTCCGTCATAGTCAATTCTGACATAACATTCTTCTAACCAAACTTGTTTTGTTGCTCCAACTCCTTCATCAGGTGGAATTGAATCATCATCATAACTAAATCTTGCGAGTCTTTCTTGATTCCACTCTGCTTGTGATTGTGAATATGTAGGTAAATCTTCTACTATTTTTCTGTTATAACCTTCTAAGATTAAATCACTAACTGTTTTTTTAACTCTATGACAAATAAATTGTGCTGATTCTATATCTACTGCCCTTCTTGATATTAAAAATTCTTCAGGTGGTACTGATAAAATTCTTACTTGCCCACTTTTTTTAGTTCTTTTTACTTTTGCTGAGTGCATCATAATATCAGGAGAAATCATCATGCCGTTTTCATCAGCTTGTCCTTCTTGCACTATTGTTTCTGTATGTTCTAATACTTCTAATTCATCATTTGCTAATATAGATTGATATTCTATATCTGTAAGATTGTTATAGTTTTCTGTGTTAACTTCTGTTTTTTCTTCCCAATAGTGTTTGATTATGCCTGTTTTGCTAATAAGTGCGTCTTTAAAAGAATCATAAAGAACTTTAAAACCATTATTTTGCTTGTTAAACACATAATTAACATATTCTGTAGCTTGTTTAGCCATCTCTACATCTTCAGGTCCTTGTGGCTCGAACTCAGCTACATGATTGTGAGTAGTAAATATCCTCATTAAAGAAGGCATTATGTACTCAATCGTATCTCTAACATCTGTAGTAACAATTTCTGACCTGCCGTCAATCTCATTACCAAACTTTTCGCCAAGATAATATTTCATAGCATCTTCTCTTTGACTAGAGAGTTCGCTATTCATGTGTCCTGTAGCTTGTTCTATTTCCTGTGATAATTGTGACGCTAGTTCGTCATTGCTAATTTTCTTTTTTGCCATTACGATTTTCTATGTTTAGCTAACCAATCTCTAAAATTAGGTCTTTTATATGTTTGCCCTGTAGATTCTGCATATCTTTTTGGATTTAGTTCCTTAGAAACAGGTTTTGCTTCGACTGATGTTTCTAAATCTTTATTCCATCTCATACTTCTTTTTATAGATTTTTTGTTATTTGTCTTTACAGGATATGCCCAACCTGGACCTTTTTTTGCACCACCATAAGGTCTAGTGGGTGCATCAGGTAAACCTAATGTATCTTGAAAAAATTTTGTAATTCCAAATTTTGCCATTGTTATCTCCTAAACTATTGCTACATCAGGACCTAATCTGCCTTTATTATGCCACTTTGATGTTTCTGTTGTTGAATGTCTTAGACTCATAACTGCATATCGTGTTGCAGACATGATATCGTCTTTAATTTTAACTACTTTTCCGTCTTTTCTATGATATAACCTATATTCTTGAAACCAATCGTATAGAGTGTTAAAAACCTTAAATTTGCCTTGTTCCATGCGTGTTAACATTTCCATCAATCCTGCTTCTACAGAATTGCCACCTTTAGTTTCTCCTAAAGCAGGTGGATTTTCAAAATGAAATGGTAACATATTTACACGAGCTGTCCTGTATTGTTCTGCTAGTGTTATTCCACTACCTTTGTCATGCTGGTAGCCATCATGGGGAAACGCTATAGGGATATAATGACTACCCTCTCTCTCGTTGATATGAGTAGCATGATAATCAGGGGTTTGTTTAGACATCTTGTAACAATCATAGATATACACGATATCTTCATCTCTATCCCAAGCAACCCAAACTACTGCTGTAGGGTGGTCGTACCCAAAATCAAGACCTGCAATCCTAGCAAAATGTGGTGGGATAGCAAATGGTTCACAGGTCAAATTGTCCTCTGCTATTGGAAACACCAATCCTGAACCAATCATTGGTATTCCTTTGGACCTTAATTCTCTTTCATGTGGGGGTAGTGCTGACAAGATTTGTTCCTTCATATCTTCGGTCAAATGGTCTGCATCTTCCCACCCTGCCGTTATGAGTGCCTGTTTAGGGCGTAAATCAGTCGTAAAGTTCTGTACCACCTCTGTCATACCTGATTCAGGAGTAAAGGTCAAATAGACCATTCCTTGCCTGTCTAAGGTCCTAGTAATACATTGGGAGTAGATTTCTTGTGATGGTTCTTCATCTAACCATACTAGGTCAATACTCTCCCCCATAAATTTTTCAGCACCCATTTCGTATGCTTTGAAGGCAACCCTAGACCAACCACCTGACTTATGTTTGACCAAAACTGATGAATGTGCATTTGGAACGCCAGGTTTCCTAGTAGCTTCACCAATCAAGTGTTTAGGTATGCTCCCTTTTCCCTTATCTCTAGGGTTATCAGGTTGCCCAAATAATTCTCTCTGACAAATATCTCTCGTGGTTTCATTACTCGCACCACATACCCATGCCCTTATGGGTTTCGTAAATCTGTGTCCTTTCCACCATTTAGGGTATTCGCCAGTAAGATGAATCGACATTTCCATAGCTCCAACATAAGATTTCCCTACCCTGTTTGCTGCCATCAATAGTCTTTGATTAGCGTCTGCACCTGATTCATGGAAGTTTAGTTGAAACTTATAAGGTTTGTAATAATTGAGCCGATTTTCTTGTTGCCTTTTATCTAATGTAGTTAGGATTTCCTCAATTCTTTCTTTGTTGTTCATAGAAATATATTCAATGGGATTGTTCTAACTTCCGAAATCCCAAATTAGAACAAGCCCTTAAAAATGAAAATTACCATGTTGCTTAGAATATATATATTACCAAAGGCATAGTAATCCATTTCCTAGTATATGTTTTTTAAATAATTAATCAACCCCTAATAGCTAATTTAAGCTCCTTATATGCCCTTTTTTAGCATTTTTATTATTTTAGGGAGATTGTATTAGCAATAACTAATACGCTTCATTTTTCCCACCATAGCGTGAATACAACTACCTATTCAATTCCTTTTTCGTTAGGGGGTTTGCCACCTGCTGTTCAAATTAATTTGCGATTGTTAACATTTATGACATGACTTTGATGTTATCGTATATGCTTTGTCTTTAATGTTGAAATGTAAATTGTTGTTATGCAAAAAATAAATAGAAAGAAAGTGTATCAATAGGATAGTTTATTACAATCATCAATCATGTTGTAGTCAATCTAATTAATGTTAACATTTATAATATAAATCAATGCTTCTAGTTATACTCTCTCTAATAAGAACAACGCATTAAAGACTTTTGCCGACATTTATTTTTATTATAGATATATAATATCTTTGTTCTTGTATTGTAGTCAAATTTGATATTGTTAACATAAATAAAATGACATAAAAAAAGGAGCTACCAATTTAATGATAGCTCCTATGTTGTAGATTATTTATTTAAAGTTTCTTAGAAATATTTTTGTTTCTGTTCTTTCTTCTCTTAAATAATCTCTTGGAAGTAATTGGTTGTATATAACAGTAGATTTATTATATTTAAGTTTACCAATCTTCCTTTCTATTTTCTTTGCTGTTTTCATTTGTCATCTCCTGTAAATGTTCTAGGTTTTTTTGTAGAGTGTTGCTCCATTTGTGTTTTATCTAGTCCTTGAAACTCTGTTCCTTCATGGTCGCAATAGAAATTGCAAAGATTATGCTTTTTCGATTGATTAGGAATAGATACTCTACTTCCACAAGTGCGACATTTCAAAGTGATTGTTTTTGTTCTCTCTGATATGTTCGTGTGCATACCTTCTGAAGCGTTCCATTCTTTACTAAGTCTTTTATATATTTCTGAGAAATACTTTTTAAAAGTCTTAGCGTGATAGGTCATACATTTTCTTGTTCCTTTGCCAGATATGATTTCTTGTTTAAAATCAATCATACAATCTTCAAACGCTTGATTGTGATTTCCAGAATTAGGAATTATTAAATGTCCTAGCTCATGAAGTGCCACGCTTGAAGTGTCATCAAAAGAAGAAGGATTATAAATAATCTTTTCATTGTCATTCATTAGAACATTCTTCCTAATAACAATGTGAGAAACTTTATTTCCTTGCTTGTCTTTGAAGTTTCCTTTATCCCATGACTTTCCATAATGCGTACCTAGTACATTTTTATTTCTGATTGTAAACGCTACACGCAATTTTGAAATATCAGCGTCAAGATATTTTCCTGTATCTTTCTGCACCTTGCGTAAACATTCAACCATTAACTTCTTCAAAACATTTAAATTATTCTCAACCTTCAAGAATTCTTCATCTTGTTTTTTAAAGTCATTATTGTTTTTGTTAACATTATTTTTATTGTCATTATTAAAAATAGTTTCAATAAAAAATTTGTCAAACTTACTTGCATTAGTGCGTGGAGTTTTTCTTCCTTTGATTTCAAAACTCTCTGACGCTTCAGAAAACCATTCATTAAAAAGATTATCAGCTTTCATTAGCTTATAAAATTTTATGATTAATTTTCTTGTCGCTTCATCACGCTTTGCAAAATCAACATTCTCAAACTTACTAGCTATCTTGTCGCTGTAAGTGTTCAAAGTGTATTGATTTTTAATGATTACGCTTTCCATTATGTTTAATGAAGGATAGCGTTTTTTTGTTCTATCTAAAGACTTATTAAAAGCGTAATAGCTTTTATAATCTTTTGATTTTCTGCTTATAGATTTTCTCATTCTATTTGCTCCTATTTAGTTTATGAGATTATTTCCTAATCTCTATATATAGTATAATATCAAACTATATTATATGCAATAGTCAATATAGTATTTGTTAACATTTTTTTACTATGTTTCATGTGAAACATTACATAAGAATTTTAATAGATACTAATATTATATTAAAAAGTTTTAAAAAATACTTGACATCAATTCTAAGCGTCTTATTTGCTCCATTTTGCCATTTTACAATGTTGACTAGTAGTACATCAAAAAACTTTAAATAATGCTATTTTGATACCAATTTGAAGTCGATTAAAAATCAATAACTTACAGAGATTTTTATTTTTATTTTTTTTTATTTGTCAATAGTAAATTTTAAATATTTTTTTCATGCAAAATTATAAAATATTTTAAGTCAATAATAAAATTGTTAACAAAAAAATTATTGACAAAAAAAAGGAGCATTGAAAAAATGCTCCTCATTAAAGTTTTTATTTTTAGTCTTTCCTTGTAATTGTAAATGATTTTCCTTCGCCTACTGCGTGATAGTCTTTAATTATTTCAGAAACAGCGTTTTCTATACCATCAATGACATCATCTTTTGCGTCATCAATTCTTTGCTCAATATCGCACTCCTCTAACAAATCAAAATCAGCTAATGAAAAACTTTGTCGCATAACATCTTCTATATTGTTGTTCATTGCTGTTTCTACTTCTAAAGAAATTTCATTTTTCATGTCTGATAGTTTATTGTTTAATCTATCAATGTCATTCGTATATTCTTGCGTGATTGAAGATGTATTTTTGATTATTTCATTTCTCAATGCTTCTAATCTTCCATACATACCAAGCGTTAGAATATTATATATAAATTTAAACATTTATTTACTCCTTATTTGATTAATTAATTGTATTATAACATATTTTACAATCTTATTACATTAATTTATAAAGTCATTTTATAATTGTTAACATTTTTCTACTGACTACAAAAAAAGGAGATTTCCATTTCTCCTTTCATGCTCTTATCTGTATAAGTAAGTTTGATTTTCAAATTCAATTTCTGCATAATCATATCTACAATCTCTCGCCCACTTATCCCAATCAATACAAAAAGATAAAGGATTTTGTTCTCTCTTTAGATTTTCCAAGTACCCACAATCATATGCTAGTTCTTCGCAATAATCTGTGAAATCATCTTCATGTATAAAAGTTATTCCACACTCCCAATCATTAGACGAATAAGAAACGATTTCATCTTTAAGATTTTTTATAGCTTTTCTTCTGTCGCTATCTGTACTCTTATCTTTTAATTCTTCTTCTAAATCTCTGCTGTCTAGTGCCATTTTATTACTCCTTATTTGATTAATTGCTTGTATTATAACATATTTTACAATCTTATTATATCCATTTATAAAGTCATTTTTTTTTGTTAACATTTTTATTATTGACTACAAAAAAGGCGTGGACAAATAAGCAAAACCCACGCCTTCATGTTTAAAGAACAAGAATTAAAGCAATCAATGGAAGCGTTAAAAGTAATAAAATAAAATGTCTTTCATTCTCATTCACGCAATTATAATAAACCACTAAAGCATAAATTATTGTTCCTAAACAAAACAAAAATGTAAAAAAATAAATTTCTAACATTATTCTGCTTCCAAATTATTTTTTTTAAATTTGCAAACAGTACAAACATAATATGTCGTTTTGTTTTTTTGTTCATCTGCTAGTTTTTGTAGTGCGTTTTTCAAATCAATAGCTACATCTTCATCTGCTATGCCTTTGTTATCGGCTTCAACATAAAAATTGCCATAACTTGACTCCTTAACCACTATATATTGTAATATTGGCTCTCCTACCTCTTTTGGCATCTCGAAGTCTGCTTCTTTTACTACAAGTTTTTTATTTTGGTGTATCATTTTTTTGCTCCTAATTAATTAATTGTATTATAACATATTTGGCGTTATAATTATACAACTGTTTAAAGTCATTATCTTTTTGTTAACATTTTTATTATTGTCCACTCGGAGCTTCCTTGCTCCTATGGTGGTGAGGACTAAACTTTGGTGTATTGTTTTAAATGGTCTATCTTTTGAGGATTTTTTTCTTGCTCAAATATCCATAATCTATATTTGGCTTCTTCTTTCCTTTGTATCACTCTTTTATTAATTACAGAGCATTTCCTTCTTATAGATTTGATTTCATCTACTGTTGACACAAGAAAACTATCTCCTTCATCTAAATTTTTTAGAAAATCATACTTACCTACTACTTTAGGTACAGGTATTCCTTTCTCAATTTTATAAAATAATTCTGACATAATTACTCCTTATTTGTTTAATCATTTTATTATATCAAATTTTAAATAAATTCAAATACTTTTTTAAAGTCATTTTTAAAATGTTAACATTGCCGTTCAAAGACACAAGAAGTTCAATTAGTGTTTTGTTTCTTCTGTATTTTCTTCGATAGTTTTTTCTTCTTCGATAAAATCTAGCAAAACTGTAAGCACAAAAGTATAAAA